GACCCATGCCGGTATCAACGTATGCGGTGCCGTCTTCACCTAGCTTGACCATTGGGGCCAGCTTGGCGGTCACCGCATCGAGAAACGCAGGTTCGGTCACGCCCGCGCTTTGCAGCGCAGACTTCAACGATTGATCCCGTGTCACCCCCGTATATTTTACCTCCCACTCGCCCGCCTTGGCTGTTGCCGCTGCAAGCTGTTCCTCAAGCGCAGTCATTTTCGCCTGCGTAGCGGCTGTGTCAGGTGCGCCTTTTTGCAACTCGGCAATATCGGCTTTCAGTTTTGCCGCTTCGCTCTTTGCCGTGTCCTTGTCCGCTTTGGAACGAGTGTAGGCATTGCGCAAATTTGCAACATCGGGGTGGTCATCCACACCTTCGATCTGCAAGACAAACTTGCCATCGGTTTCGGTGTAAAATGAGTGGATTGCGTCATCGACGCCTTCAAGGGATTCTAGAACAGTTTTTAGGGGCATCGCCCGTCTCCTTTGCCATCGGCATTATGGGGCATTATTGCCCAGATCGCCAGGATTATCAATCCTTGCGTATTCTTCTTCGGCTTCAACCTCAGCAGAAAACAATCCGCCGCGCTGTCCAGCCGCGTGGTAACTCTCCCAAGACATGCCGCCTTTGTCGTATACGTCAAACAGCTTGGCAAAATCAGTAGCCGACATTGTTTGATCCAGCAAGTCCTCTGGCGGCGTCACGATGACCTGTTCTTCTGGCAAGCCCATAATCATTGCGACATTGCGCAGGCTCTTTTCCAGCAACATGCACGACGACTGAGCAATGCTTGTGAGGGTGGCGGTCTCGGATGCAAACCGCAGTTTGCGCGCCTCGCCACTTTCCTGCACTCCTGCGGATTGTTCCAGCAGCCGTGCGCCAGCCATAACAGCGGACTCGCGCTGGTCCATCATTGCCATCTTGTGCGCATCGATCCCGATGCACGACGGCGACACATAGCGCAAATCAGGCATCTGGCCTTCGCCGCCCGTCATCTTGTGAACAACCCCAGCCCCTACCATTGTCGGCGCGTCACCGTTTACAGCCAAAAGCGTTTCCTGCCCGGACATATAAAGCTGATGCCGGTAGTCTGCCGATAGTTGATAAATAGCAATCGCCGCGTTTGCGACACCGATCAGGGGCGGGGCCTCAACGCGGGGCGATAGGTCAACGGCATTGCCGACAGCAAACGGGATGCGTTCAAGGGGCGACCCACCCCGGCCACGCACCACAACAGGTTCGCCTGCCTCCAAATCACCAGAGAATACAAATGGCGTGTAAAGGCCACTGTCAACAGTCAGCAGGCGGTATCGCTCCATTTGCTGCCACGCAAACCCGTCCCGCACATCGCGGCTTTCGTCCAAAACCCAAAAGTCATGATCCCAGTTGATCAGCAAATCGCGCGGGAAGCCGACTAGATATGGATCACCTCCCCCTTCGGGAGCGTCGGCCAGAACTGCAAACCCGCCAATGATCAGCATTTCGCGCGTAATACGCCGATGGAACGCCTCAAGGGGTAAACCCACACCGTCCGCGTTTTCCCACAGGAACATCATCGCGTCAGGCATCTCGATCTTGATTTCGCGCCCGTGGATGATGCCTATCATGGCTGAAATGGAGGGGGCGAGAATTGCGGGAAACTGTGCGCGCCCCTTATAGGCTTGATACATTCCAAGTCCGGCGTCAGCTTGTGCCTTGAAGCCGCCAGGCATTGCCAAATATAACTCACCCGCTGATTTAACCTGCGCTTCGCCGTCCATACAGTCGCGCATCCGCTTCCACTCGGCAAAACGAACGGCAGTCATGGCCGGGTGGTATGTACGGACCGTGGCCATTCAATAATATCCTTGCAGCGTTTGCGTGACGGATGCGGGTTTTCTCATGGCGGATATCAACGGTTCAATGGCATATCGCACAGCATCCCATCCGTGGTTATGCGCGTCAATGATTTTCGTGCCAACGTCGCCCGCATCGTTCACCTTATAGCTGTAAAGCCGCGCTTCCTGCTGCATGTTAACACAATCGGGATGAATTACAATACGGACGAAGCTGCGCAGATATGCAATGCCGTCCTCGATGCTACCGGGCCACTTGCGCACCGACGACGCCAATGGCAAGCCGTGGCGCTTTAGGTGGCTGATCGCGGCAGGGCTGGCACTGTCCCATCGGCTGAGTTGACGCTCAAAGCCGGGAATGGCTGATATGACGGCAGATGGCGTGTCGTCATATTCCAGCCCCTTGCCAAATTTCTCGCGCCGGATCCAGATATCCGGGCCGCTGATCCAGACCTCCACTGCGGCTGTGGGGTCTTGCGAATAGCCAAAATCGCCGCCGAAATAAGGCCCGTCCCATCCCGGGCCTGGGTCAAACTCCTCCACATGAACTTTGCCGTGAAACACCTGCGCATTACTGTTTTGCAGATATTCACCGCCCCACACATGCGCATATGTGGCAGGGTCGAGGCGCTCTTGCTGTAATTTGCGCAGCTTTTCCAGACCGGCGGGAAAGAAAGGATTGTCTGACCAGTTGACCTCAGCCACGATTGCGGAGTCAGGCGGGTTTTGCCTGAACCGCTTATCAACCGGGCTGGCCTCGTCGCGCGGGTTCCATAGCGCCCAGATTTCAGACTTGGGTTGCCGGAATACGGTGGCCTCAAGTGCCAACCAACCGGATTCCGGAATATCCTCGGCCTCCTCGATTATCGTCAGATCAATCTTGGCCAGTGATTTGATTGACTGCTCGTTTCGGCGCAGGCCGCGAAATATGAATTCAGTGCCGTTCGCGCCCTTGATGTAGTCGACGCCAACATCATAATGCGCAGCCAGAAACGGCGTAGCCTCAATTGCGGATTTTAATTCAGCGTGAAAACTTTCCTTGATGCTGGCCTGAAACTCCCGCACGCAAAGAATTCGCATTCGGTCAGCATATCCCCAGACTGCCGCCAGCAGGGCCGCGCTGTATGATTTGGCGGATCCACGACCCCCAAACAATGCGCGATAACTCACTGACCCGCGCGGTGCTGCGAACAACGGCACCAGCTTTGGAGGCAGTTTAATTGTTGCTGTCGTTGTCATCTGGCTTTGCGGCCTCAATCACAATGCGCGAGGGCGACATGCTTCCGTCCTCTGACACATGGTTAAGCGATTGCACCGCTGTGCCCAACCCGCGATCTTCAGCATCCTTCAGTAATTTGAGAACACCGGCCTCAATATATGCCAATGATTTTGCCTTGCCTTTTTTTGGGTCGGTCGCTGCCATTATTGCCGCCAAAAGTCGCCCACGGATGATTGTTGCTTTTTCAGCGTTGGCCATCTCCATGCGCTTTTGTGCAGACGTTTTGCCGCCAGGGTTAAGCACTTGACCCGGCTTGATCTGGTGTTCAACGGGCGGTTTACCCTTTCCCACAACATATGATGATTTTCCCGTCATTGTGTGAAGCTATCCCTTGGCATCCCGCGCGTCAAGATTGGCAGGATCCATTTTGAGCGGCATTGACACACCCTTGGCTGCGAATGTCACCATGCAGTCAGTAACACGCTTGTCGGGGTTGATGCCAGCCAGACTGAGCACTTCCCGACCGTCCCGTGAGTTTGCCCACAATGTCAGGGTGCTCAGCGCCCGACCTTTGTGTTTTTTGGACTCTATTGCTGTATGGCGAATTGCGTCATTGAGTGATGTTAATACCACCGCAGACCACATGGCCCGCATGCGCGCGGCTTGCTCGTCAGTATTGGCAGATTCTTCTGTGAGTGCATTGGTCATCACCGGCCCCCCATCAGAATGGCCTGCACGCGCTCCATGTCTGGCTCAGGCTCTAGCAGCAGCCGGACGGCCTCGGACAGCGCGGCTTGCAGGTCGTCCCGCTCCGCCTCAAGCGCGGCGTGGTCGTCATGGTCTATCGCCTCGGCGGCCTCCGCCCGCAGATCGTCCAGTTCATCCCAGACCCAATCCAGAGACGGCCAGCGTTCCCTGTGATGTGACGTGTCGTCCGTGTTCAGGCGGGCCACTGCGGCCAGGCTGTCAAATCCGTTGCGGGGCATCTGCATGGTGTTCCTCCGGTTGCGTTTGAGTGATATTGCCGCCTATTGCCGCCATATGCAAGCGGTTTGTGCTTAGGTTGACCTGAATCTACCGAACAGCCTTCGACATAAGGTCAACCTAAGCATAAAATCCTTTACTGCCAACGCATTAGCGCGAAATAGGTTGACTAGGTTGACCGATGTCGGCGTTCTAC